CACTTCCATCAATGAAATGGACTTCAGCCATATAACCATCCCAATACAAAGAAGGATTTCCGTCAGAACTTCTTGCGCCGATATAATGTTTGTCAGAATTGTTGATAGTTGAATCCGTTCCAGAGGCCGGATCAGTCCCTGTCGAGCTGGTTATTTCTGAACCGTTAACGTACAGCCTTATTCTATAATCTGCTGTTGCGTTTGCAGAGTCATAGACTGCGACTATATGATACCAAGCAGAGGGGTCACGGTATTTTGCATCGCTTTTTTTGTTGTAGCTTGTTCCTCCAGACAAAACCTGAAGTTCTAACTCATCACTGCTCTTAAATCTTAAAACATCCCGATTATTAGCATCATCATAAGCACCAAATAAAGCTGTTTCCGCAGATATTGATAGGTTCCCGCGCTTTACCCAGCAAGAAAATGTCCACTTATCTCTATCTCCTGCACCACTGGGGGTTAGATGAAGATAAGAACTACTGCCATTAAACATCAGGGACTGGTCTATCTCATAGGTAGTGTCCCTATTAGGAAACGCACCAAACCCTAAGACTCTATCGCTAAAAGACATCTATCTAACCTTATGCGTCATTAGCAGCATCAGTGGTGAAGTACAGTTTTATGCCAAGTAACCTTGCGTCACCTGTTTGGCTATCAGCAGATACATCCCGCATGACTTGGAAATAAGTCATTGTGTCGGCAGCAGCGTTAGCTATGGTAACTGCTCCGCTAGTAGCCGAAACAGTCATATCGTTTGAGGTTCCAGAAAATGCTTTTGCCGTAGCAACCACATTAGTTCCAAATGCTGTATTAATTGAAGCGTCATCTGCTATGCTGCCACCAGACAATCCCCACGCTACTGTGCCTGTGTTTGTTCCCGTGACCGTCCAGAAGGCTTGAAATGTTACAGTGCCTTCGTTCCAACTCTTAGGGAAACAAACAGTAAACTGCGCGTTTTCATCTGAACTTGCATCAAAGTCTAGGCACTTGAGTTCAGGGCCATTAGAGAGTTCAACCTGTGCTAACTCTGCACACCCTGCCGTAGTATTTGGGTACATCGCACTGGCAGGAACATAGATCGTCTCTAGCCCTGCTTGCTTTAAAGTCCCTACACCATCTAGCTTATTCAGTTCTGCTGCTGTGGAAGTAACATTAGTTCCACCAATGTCCAGGGTGGTCATGCTGACTTCACCCGCTACTGTCAGGACACCACTTGCTACAGTCATTAGGTCAGTGTCACCAGTATGGCCTATCGTTGTGCCATTGATGATTACGTTATCAACCGTCAGGGTGGTCAGCGTTCCTAATGATGTAATACTAGATTGCGCGGAGCCTGTAACTGTTGCAGCAGTTCCTGAAACATTACCTGTAACATCACCTGTTAATGGCCCTGCGAAACCATCTGCGGTGACTGTTCCATCAAAGAAAGCATGTTTGAATTCATTATCAGATTTACCCAAATCAATAATATTATTTGAGCCTGGGTATAACGCACCGTCTTCAAGGATGAGTTGTTTTTCATTACCAGCATAAAAGTTGATCTTGTCAGCATCTTCAAAATCAATCTTTGTTTGATCGTCTTCACCAATCTTTATATCGGTAGCCAATAAAGACGTAATGCCTGTTTGTGCAGCGTCAATGGCAAAATCAATATTATCGTTACTTGTATCATAGGTAACTGTAATACCACTTTCTGTATTACTAGAAAGCATATTAGTGCCGACAGTATCCCTGATATAAGTAGCGAGTGCAGTCCCATCAACAGTAATTGCATCTGCTTCGAGGGTTCCATTAATATCGGCATCGCCTTCAATATCTAGCGAATTACCATCTATCTCGCCTGTGACAGTAATGCTATCTACATAAGCATCTTTCCAACGAACGCTAGTTGACCCTAAATCTACATCGCTGTCTGACTGAGGGCCAAAAATATTATCGCCAAGATATACTTGTTCAACATTAGCCGCATAAAAATGAATTTCATCGGCTGTTTCAAAATCAATCTTGGTCTGGTCATCTTCCCCAATTTTAATATCAGTGGCTAATAGGGAAGTGATGCCTGTCTGGGCTGCATTAATGGTAAATGTAAGATCATAGGGATCTCCATCCGTACCATTGTCAGTATCAGTCCAGTCAATATCTATCCCGCCACCTTCGACAAACTTAACTTCTTTGTCTTTGGTTATCTGGACTTCAGTTCCATCCCCATCCTCAAGGATGAATTGCATATCCCCCGCCTGGGAGTCAACATATGCTTTTACAGACTGCTGGGTTGGAATCAATGTAGCACTGTCTGAAGACATATTATCTTCATCAACAAATGCTGTTACATTGATTGTACCGTCAGAAATAGTCGCAAAGGTTAGTGTTCCAGTAAACGTGGGGCCAGCAGTGTCTGATTTGGTCGCTATCGCTGTTGCGATATTGTCGAACTCAGTTTCAAACTCTGCGCCTTTAATAATCTTCCCGCTGTCGCCAGAAGGCAGACCATCCTTGGCTTCAAAGTCTGTGGTTTTGGTGTAATTGGACATTAGCTAGATCCCCTAAAGATCCTTGTAAAAAAAGGGGGCCATAAAGACCCCCTAGCTAGGGTCGCTATTTGGAGATCCTTATTCCGCTATAGCGAGTACAAAACCAGCTTCAGGACGATACACCTGAACACCGTACAGGCAATCTGCCGTGTACAGGGTTGAGAGGTATTCCTGCTTGTACTGAGTTTGTGACCGTACTGACTGCTGTTCTGCAAGAACAATAGCGTCCTTGTGCATCAGAATAGCGGCACGGGTGTCGATAGATGATGCAGAGTTGTCGGCTG